CAATGTCATAAACATACGAAACGTCTAAAGGCTGTCCTCTTTGCGGTACAATTAATCTTCCCATGATTCCTCCATTATATCATTTAACTTACGGTATTGATATTACAGCACTTTCGTGTAAGGTTAACGCTGTAATTCTTTCTTTTGTAATTCCTTCTGGTTGAACCGCAATTCTTAATGTTGTTGCCGTAGTTGCCGTATTAGCAAAAGTATAAGTTGTTGTGGTTGTGTCTCCAGAAAGAGTTGTTTGATTAGTTGTTCCATGATAAGAATATAAACCAGATCCATATTTAATAAAAATATCAAGTTTTCCTCTACCCCTAGAATCTACGGTTCTAATAGAAATTGTTCCTGCGGTAGGAGAAACAGTTACTGCATTTTTAGTAACTTCTGCAGTAAGACCATTTAGTGGAACGGAATCAACATAATAAATTTTAGACCATGCTGAGGTTCTGTTAAAGTCATCAGAAATGATTCTATATCTTAATACGTGTTTGTTGCTAGAATTTACTGGTGGCAAATCTTTTTTTAATATTGTTATTTTTTTTATACCTTTATCTACCATTAAGAAATATCTCCAATAGTTCCAATATCTAAAGCCATTCTAAATTCAACATAATTGTTTGTATTTGTAGATTTAGTAATTGGTTCTCCATCTGCATTTTTAACAACAGTATATCCAACTAGTCCATACAAAGGATTAACTGTGTTTATATTATCAAACCTAATTGCATCAAAAGCAATGTAGTGTGTGTTTACTTCGTTTCCTGAATCTACAACACATGAATAAATTTTTGCAGTTTTAATTGTTGCCCAGGAAAACCCTTGCTCTAAAACAAAATTTCCTAATGTTTTTGAAATTGCAAAATATCTGTTAGTATTAAAACTAACTCCGCCTGCTCCGTCAACTAAATCAACTAAACATCTTGCATAGTTCTCATTACTGTCTATAAATTCTAAAATTATTTTAAGACTATCTGGATTTGTATAACTGGCAGCATCTTTGTTTACAAGAGAAAATGCAATTTTAATTTGATCAGATAATGAATTTTGAGACAAGTTAAGATTAAGTCCAGTTTTTTGTATATAATTTTGTCCATTGGTACCTGGTTCAAGTGTTGTAACATTTGTAATGTCTTTAATTTGACTATAATCTCCTTTTACAAAAATCATATTGTTAAAAAATCTACACCTTTCATTTCTTTCGTTTCTATTTGCTTTAAAAAATATAGAATTGTCTGCTGCTGCCTGAAAAACATCTAAGGCTGTTGCAATAATATTGTCATCTAGTGGATAGTCAAGGGATGTTGTAATTGGCGAAGTAACATTTTCAAACGTAGTATCGCCGTATTGCCATTGTTCTTCTTCTGTAAATAATAATAATGGTCTGCTATCAAAGCCAGAAGCATCTGGATTACCTCCCGCAGAAAAAATACCAATTTCAGTAATCTCATATCTTTCTGTTGTTGGAAGTTCTGAAGTAAATACTATTTTATTAAATCCATCTTCTTCTACATATCCCCTTGAAGAAATGGGAACTCTAAACATTTCAAAGTCTAAAACCTCTTTAGTAGAATACTGTCCAAAAGATTCTCCAGTTGTTAGTGGTTTAGCCCCACAACCAAAAGCCATATAAGATGCGTAGGCAGGCGTGATTCCTATTAAATATTTTGCAATAATATCTTTTCCTTTGTTAGTTATCACGATTCCTCATTTCCAAGATTTGTCTTATATATTGTACCACTTTGAAGAGTTTCAATCTGAATATTTTCTCTTGGCCCTAAATTTATTGCTTCTATAACTATTGCGCCCATTGTTAGATCTGACACAAGTGCGCCACTTTGATCATTCCTATAAACATTTATTCCATCTGGTCCATTACCTACGTTTGGAATTTTTGTTTCTAATTTAATTGGAAAATTTAAAAAATATTTATCTGAAGTATCTTGCAAAGCAACAATGTTTTTAGGATTTAAGGCTCTTATTGTTTCTGCCATATTTGCAATTGGCTGATAAAGGATTGTTCCAGTATCTAATTTTGCATTATTTGTTAAGGATAGTAACGCTACGCCATTGATCTGTTCAAAAAATATTAACTTAATAAAATCTTGGTCTGGTTCTCCATCACCCTCTTTATCTCTGTCAAATTGAACATATTGTGGAGTTGCAATTTTTACTGGAGATTTTGTTGGCGGTAGAGGTGGAGGAACTGGAGGTGGGGTTGCTGAAATTGGTGGTGGCGGTTGTACTGATCCTGCTGTTAAATTTGTTTCTTTTGGCTTTTCGTAAACGCCTGGAACCTGTACCTTTTCCCAACTTTGATTTATATCAGCAAGATTACCTTTTGGCAAATAACTCATATCACCCATTGATCCAGGCTTGGTGTAATCTATTACACTTTCTTTCTTAATTTCATCTACTGCTTTTACAAAATCATTGTATTCATATTGATATTCTCCGTCTGAAATTAATGGCACGTTACACCTCACTCAAATAGATAGTCATGTCTGGTCCACTTAAACTTCTTGAGTATTCTATATTATAAACAACAAATCTTGAAGATGTTGACGCTACAAGATCTAATCCATTATTATTTTTATAATCAATTGAAACAATATCTCCCAATTGAATTGTTGGATTAGCAAAAATGTTTAAGCCAATTGATTTTCTTGGAACCATTAATTTATCAAGTAGCCAACCCATTAGTTCTTCTGCTTCTTCTGTTGTTTGTATGTATTCTACATCTATGTTAAAATCTGTTCTTCCGTGCTTAAGTCTACTTAATTTAAGATTATTATATTTTTCTTTTTCTAATTTTGGTGAATACACTATTGCATCGCCTTTAAGTTCTGGGTCTGAAAAATTTGATCGTTTTTTAAAATAATCATCTACTGTTAATTCGCTACTACTATCACTAGTAAAAGCAATTCCCATAATTCTTAAAGTGTTAGAGGTGTCAGTGCCAAGATTTAAAAGAGTGTCTGTTGCATTAAACACTAAAAACTCTGCTCCATACGCATTTGCTTGGAATCCAGAAATCGTATATTCTTTTAATTTGTCTGGTGCCATTACTATTTTTGCATATAACGCTGGATATGCATTATCAAACTTTGCATTAATGTATGCACACTCTCTCATTATGGTTCCAAATTCATCATAAAAAATACTAAGTTTTGGTGTTGTTACTGTGTTAATACCTTTTAAATAAGCCTCTTGTAAAATTCCACTTAATGCATATTTTTTAATAGCATCGTTTGCTGTAATTGATCTAGTTGAAAAAGTTCTTGATATTTGATTATTAATTTCAAATCCCGTATTTTTTGAATAGTTGTCTGATAAAGCATAAATATTTTCAAACATACATTTTGAAGAACCACGCACAAACAAAGCCGTTGATTGGTATTTTGGTAGTGGATCTGCATCATCAACCTGAGCAATTAATTCATTATTAATATATAAATAAAACCTTCTTATATTGCCATTTGCTAAATCCTCATACTCTACTGCTAAATCATATATGCTAGTATTCTCTTCATTATATTTTCTTGATATACCAAAAAATTCTCCAGAATCATAGTTAATTGTTTCATCAAAAGTGCTAAATAATTTAATTGGGACTGCTTTACTTTCACCAACGCCTGCAGCAACTTTATAAAATATAACGTTGTGTGTATCTGTTGTTGCATTGTCTAATGCAATTATTTCAAAATAATATCCTAAATTTGTTGTTGGGTTTAATAGAACTGCAATTCCTCCAGAGTTGCCAGAAATATTAATTTTTTCTTCTGGTGATGTTGTTGTATCACTTGCCTTAGATGCATTGTTTTCATAATAGGTCATTCCATTTAATGGTATTGAATTAATAACTACCTTTCCATCTTCTGTGGTTGTCTGACCTTGTGGCTCTCCAATAATTCTAACTCTAGTGCCAAAATGTTTAAAAACAGATTGATCTAATGTTTTATAAACATATGACAAGTTATCTCTTGGAGATAGGTCTGTTGTAACAAAATCCTTACCTTTAAAAACAAGGGCAGAGGATTGAAGAAGTCCTTTATTTTTTACTGGATCTATAATGGAAACAGATGCTCTTTCAGTTTCTGTATGGGAATACTCTGATAAAAATCTTTTAATTACTCCATTTATTGATGCTGCTTCTGCAGAAATAACTCCAGCAGCAACTGTACCGTTCAAGGTTCCTTCAAAATTTTCTCCTCCAAATAAGTATTGAGAAGACATCAGTACGCCTTTACGATTATCTTTATTGCTCCAGTATGGATCTAATGAGGCTGTATGGTTTTGAATAACGGTTCCAAACTGAGCCCTTCCACTTTGAATTACTGGACCATTAACCATCTTAGTAACTCCGTTAAGAGTTTCATAATACGGTTCTGCAAAAATTCTTACTTTTCCCGTTGGAAAAATTTTTCCACCAAATTTTAATCTATTTAAATAATTTTTATATTCAGAGTCACTACTTATCCAAACATTTCCAAACCCTTCAACTGAATGCTCTACAGCATCATATCTAATTATTTCTCCACTTGAATAAAAATATCCTTGTTGTCTGGATATCAAATAAATACCTTCGCCAAAATCAATAGTATTATTAACAAGTTGATTATTAACTACGGTTGGAAATACTTGTGGAAGATTTGAGTTTAAAGCAAGTGCAGAAAGAGTAAACCCGCTTGACCTACTATCTTTTAATTCTTCTTGATTTGAAATTTCCCATAAAGCAGATGGCTTATATACCCAATATTTATTTTCTGCACTTGATGCAATCTGTTCACCAAATGCGGAATATGTTTTATCAATATATCGTGTTGTATAACTAATCTTTCCATCATTATATATTTTTTTATCTTCTGATGCAATCCCAATTATGTTAGCAAGTTTTTTGTTGGGTAATTGTTTATTTTGAATTATGGTTGCTAGGTTTTCTGCAAGAGAGGCAGAGCCTCCTAAATTTGTTTCATCCCATTCAGTAGTATTGTAAAATCCAGCATCTAAAGTTTCCGTTGCTTCAGTGCTATACGTTGAAGCATCATCTAAGTTTGTAACAATTTCCGAAACAGGTCCTGTAACTTTAGAGCCAATCATTACAGTATCAACAGATCTTTGTGTTGCTGTTGGCATTAAATAGTTTTTACTCATTGCAATAAAATTATTATATTCATCAAAGAACATTGCAGTTTGTGTTGAAACGGCTAAAGTATTTAAAACTTCTGCAACGTTTGTATCAGGACCAACATAGAAATAAGGAATAATTGGATCTGATTCTCCCTCAATTCTTTTATAAATATAATTACTAAAACCAATAGAATCTAATAAAATTGATATTGCATAACTAATAGATATGTTTGTAAGAAATATTTTTGGTGCTGATATTGATTCAAAATAAAAATAAAAATCTCTTAACTCTAAAGAGATTGTTCCTCCGGTTATATCTGCTTGTGGCATTCCCTCTGCATATAATGTTTTAATTGGAACACTATAGTTTTTATTACCTACATTTAAAAATGTTTCATAAAAATTAAACTTAAGATTTTTAGTAACATATTTAGCAATAATACTATTTGTGTTGTTTTCATTAAAGGCTTGATCATCATCAAATATTGATATGTTTCCAGTAGAAGCCAGTAACTGTCCAACTGGCAAAGAACCATTACCAAGATCAGATAATTGTTTAGTTATAGAATAACTAATAGTTTTATTTGATATATTAGCCACTAGTCTTGGAGACATTTCAATTAAATCTAATGTGGCCTCGTACTTGTTCATTTGTTCTGCAACAACTCTTATACCTTGAATATATTGAAATTCACGGTATACCCTTTGATTGTTTTTAATAAAATATTCTGGAGATGTAAAATCTGTAACAAAGTTTGTTTCTTTGGTTAAATCTAAATTTGTTAATTGCCATCCATACTCTGGTACAAATGTATCATAAACTTTTGTTGTATCATTCCATACATGATAAACCCCTTGATCTGTTGCGCTTGAAGAAAGTAAATATGCATATCCATCAATTGATCTTGTTGGTCGTACCGTAATTGAAGAAATTTTTTCAACATGTCTAAACCTAGTTTTAAATTCATTTGGAAGAATTAAACCATAAGATAGTTCAACATATCCATCTTCTTTAATTATAACAGTTGAATCATCTCTTAAAGAATTTGCATTAAAAGTTTTTGCTGAAACCCAAGAACCATTTAATAAATATTCAATACGCCAAACAACAGGAACTTGTTTATTAGAGTTTCCAAAAAGTGGATCTGCAATTGGACTTGTAACAGTATTAAAAGGACCAAGATCTTTTGTTCCCACATGTGTTTGCATTTTGACAACAATTCGATTTGCTGGAACTGTTTCTTTATATACTACAAATGGTGCAGCATCTTCAATTGGGTATTGATTGTTTGCAGATTTTTTTGATATGCCCCGTTCTGTTGTGGTAAGGGATGTAGGAGTTTCTTTTTCTGTTCTAAATGATGTCCAATATTTAAACTCATCATATCTTGATCCTATATAGTATCTTGGTCTTTGTGTAAAAAAACTAGTTGCTCCAACAGTGGAATCAGCAAAGACTTGGTTATTAATTAAATTAGTATTAAAATTATGAAGATACCTTCCCTGAATATAAAACGCTTTATTAATTCCCGATCTTGGTCTAAATGGCTTAATGCAATCTTCTAAAGAATATAGTCCTGCATACTGTTCTTTAATTGTTGAGAATAATGCTGGCTGATCATCATTAGCAAAACCATTATCAACAACAATATCAGCATCTGTTGCTCCCGTGTATAAATTACCAACGTCGTTTGCATCAAATGAAAGAGACGCTTTTCCAATTGCTGTGTCTCTATTTCTATAATTGCCTAATTTAAAAATATTATCTGGAACATTCATATTCCACTCTGCTAAAATAGTTGAACGGGTTTCAACTGTTGTAGAATTTTCTAAATGATTTTTTAAAGTTGCATCAAGAAACATCTATACTTCTTCCATAGAAACCGATATGTCCCATAAATCATGATTGGTTTGACCACGTTTTGTAACGGTGTATGAAAAATCAGAAATATAAACTTGAACAATTTCAGTATATTGATCTAAATGTGCATATCTGTCATCAGTCTGATCATCTGCAAAATTGTTAAACTTGTCATACGATAGGAACATCCAAAATGGTCCAGTGTGGTTCTCATACCAATCTAGCATTTCTACACCGCCAGCACCGCCATCAACGGTGTATTCTGACCCTTGTGTAGTTACGCCAGTGGAATCTACCCAGTCTGGTCTTCCACCATATGATCTTGACGGAAGGTTGCTCCATCCTGTGCTAATTGTATTTTTATCAGCAATATGAAATGACCTCATATTTCCATTAATCATTCTTTGCCTTTGTTCAATTCTTTCTGTTTTAAAATCTAGTGGTGCTCTATTATGATCAGATAAAATTAGAAATTGATTTAAATTTGTAGTAGCAGTTGTATATGCGCCTATTTCAATTCCTTCTGGAACATAGATTCCATTTTGTAGTGTTCCTGGATTTTCTGACCAGATAATGGCTTGTGGTCTTCCAAAACGTTTTCTTCCTGCGGTATATGCTGCGGTAGCCATTAATATCTCCTAATTCTTTGATCTTCAATCATCTTAATTTGATTGATAACCGTTCGTGCAATATCATTTGGATTTGCATTACTGTTAGAAACATTAACGCTAAGGTTATAATTATACAGGGTTTTGGAATTATTTGTGCTTGTTATGTTGCTTGAAGAGTTAATACCTGAAAAATTTGGGTTAGAAGATGTTGGAGTTTTAAATGTTGGGGAATTAATAGCACTGAGCAACGGGCCAAATTTTTGTGTTGCATCTTTATTTATAACATATTCTCCAGGAGTAAGCATTGCTGGTACGGTGTCAGTTCCACGAGCCAGACCACCAGATGCCATGTATTTAGGAACTATTCCACCAGATGCAAATTTTACCCAAGGAGGAATTTTTGCCACTGGTTTTTTAGCAGCAGCGGCTTTTTTAACAGCGTTGTCAGCAGCATTAGGACTTACAAAGGTTGGGGTTGTTCCTACTTTTACAACTGGTGTTTTGGGTGTAGAAGCACTGGACTTTGAACCACTTGGGCCAGCAGGTGCTTTTGATGGTGGAGTCGAAGTTTCATAAGGTGGTGATGCAGCCGTCTTAGGATCAAAAGTTCCATCTGCATTTAAACCTGGGACTCCAAGATATCCTGGATCCTTTGGAACGGCTCCTGTAAAATCTGCCCTTCCTGCTTCTGCTCTTGCTGCTTGTAGTTGTGCAATAAAAGTCATTAGGTTTGTGGTTCCTTGAGCAATTGTTGTATTAAAGGCACCTGCCTGTCCATTTAATGTATTATATAAACCTTTCGCCATTTTATTAGCAGCATCTACTCCATATGCGTCAATTAAAAGTTGACCAGTTTTTGCAAACTCATTAACTTGGGCTGTAGTCATTCCACTTGCTGCCTTTAATTGAACACTAAGTTGTTCTTTTTGTAATCTAATTTTTTCATCTATATCTGCAAGTTTTCCATCTATTTCTTTGTTTAATTTTTCTAAATCTTCTCTTGTGCTTATCTTACCAGTTTTGCTGTTAGTTACGGTAATATTTTTAATTGCATTTTCTTTTGCTTTTTGTAATGCTTCTTCTCTTGTTCTTGCAACTTGTTGAATTTTTGCATTTCGGTACTCTTGCATTGCAGCACTTGCTGCACCAATGTCTCCTGATGCAAGGGCATCAGCAAGTGACATTCTTGTTAAAATTAAAGCATTATTCTTTTCAGCAAGACGATTAATCTCTTGTAAAGATTCTATTTGTTTGTCATAAACTTCATTTACTTTATCTTCTTCCCTTGCAATCAAATCTAATCCATAATCATTTTCTGATTTTTGTGTGTCTAATGCTGTTCTTTCTAAAAGATATTGGCCTTCAATTAATGCTTCTTGTGCTTCAACAATTTTTTTCAAACCCTCTGCTCTTGCAATATCTCCTTCTATTCCCGTTTTTTGTGCTATATCTTGTATTCTTGCTGCATCTGTTTGTAGGTCTGTTAATCCTTTCATATCTTTTTTGTAATTTTTTAAATCTTGAACAGATATTTGACCAGTAGCAATAGCAAGGGCAGTTGCTGATTCTGCTGCAAGAGAAGTTGCAGTTGCATTATCAAATCCTAATTTTAATAAAACTCTCATTGCAACAATTCTATTTTTAAGTTCTTGTTTTTGTAATTGAATATCTTTTATTTTTTCACCAAATTTTATAAGTCCAAAGGCTTTCTGTAATGCTTTACCTGCTTGGGTAAGTGTTGCAATTCCATTTTTACCAATTGTTACAAATTTTTTCAAATCTTTTTGTATTCCTTCTGGGCCCAGAGAATCAACAAACTCTAAGAACTCACCACTTACTTTATTATCTTTAAGAAGTTTTTGATCAACACCTTCTCCATCACCATATTTAATTGCATTTTTTCCCATTACTTGTTTGATAAGTTCTTTTTCTCCACCCATTGCATTAACACTTGCTCTTTGAACTTGTTTAAGTTTTTTTAATGTTTCATCAAATAGCGTAACTCTTTGACCACCGCCAGTCTTCTTTTGTCCATCTGTTGCTAAAGATGTATCTACTGAAACGCTTGTAACTTTTTGACTGTATGCGTCTCTATATTTAGCAAGTTGTGCTGGTGGTGATAAATTGCTATATTGAGCACCACCCAATGGTCCTGTTTCTTTTTGCCATGTTAAAAAGCCTGGATCGTTTATAAGAACTTCATCTTTAATATTCAACAATGTTGACATTGTACTAACATAAACTGCTTTTTCATTTTCTGAAAGTTTTTTAAAATATTCTGAATCATAAGTGTTGGTAAATCTTGCATCAATTGTATTTAAAAATGTAGTAGTAAATGGTTTTCCTTTATTGTCTTTAATTGCCTGTAAATCTTTTGATATTTCTTTTTGAACGTTTTCATTTTTTAAAATATAATCAATTTCGGTATCAAGGTTCATAACTCCACCCAATGCAGTGATTCCTTGGAATGTTTTTATAGCCTCTTGAGCCTGTTCATCGGTTTTACCTTTCATCTGAAGCGCAAACTTAGTGTTAAGTGCTGGAATTGGGTTTCCATTTTGATCTCTAAATTGAGAAACAATATCAGTTATTGCTGCTGTTTCTTCTCCTCCAAATTTTGCTGATATCGTAAGCATGGTAGCAATATCGGTTGGACTTGAAAAAACTTGAAACATTTTAGACAAATCTCCTGGGCCAAGTTCTCCAGCATTTACTTGAACTTTTAATGCTGCTGCTTGTGCAGAAGTTACGGTTCCTGCTTTTACCTGGTCTCTTAAATCATCTTTTGCTTTAGTAACATATAGTTCTTGTGCAGTACCTTTATACTTTCTTGTCATTTGTTTGTCAAGAGCATCATCAAATCCTTTTCTTCCTTCTCCAGTTGTACTCTTGTATGCTGCTAAAAATTCTTCTCTTTGTTTAATTTGTCCATTAGTAATTTTTTCTCTATTTTTGATATATTTATCATCTAGTTCTCTAACCTTTGAAAGTTTTCCTTCTAACACTAGTTGTTCTCTGCGTTGATTATATTCTGCTTCATATGCGTCTAGTAATTGTTTAGATTGTTCAAACATTGCTGTTGCGTCAGCAACTGCTGCACCAGAAAGTTTTCCAATTTTTTCAACATTTCCTTTATTTGCAAAGTATGCCGAAACTCCTCCAGCAATTCCACCAATTGCTGTTCCAACTAATAATCCAACACCAGTACCAATCGGTCCAGCAATCATTGTACCTAACGTTGCACCTGCAGCGGCACCTAATCCCATACCTGCTGCTACCATTCCACCAGTCACTATCTGGCTATCCATTCCACGTATTCCTGCAGTGTCTTGATTAAGGGCAGTTATAGAATTTTTTGTTTTAGTCGAAGAATCTGCCATTAATTGGGTTTGTATTTCAATTCCATCTTTTGTTATATCTCTTCCATTTTTACCAAAAATTCCTTGAAGTTCTCCAGCAATTTGAATTCCAATTGGTGCATCTCCTAGAGATGCTCCTATGTTTGCTGCAATAGATTGTGCTTGTTCTGCATTTAATGCCCCTGACATTACTGAAGTTACTAACTGTGCCTTTAGATCACTTTGTGCTTGCGCTCTTCCATTTTTCTTAAGATTTTCTTGAAAATTCTTTCCTACTTTTTGTCCTGCTTCAGATTGAACAAAAGCCTCTCCAAATGTTGTTTTTCCAGTTGCAGCAACAAGTTGTCCTCTATCTGCAAGTCTTTTTCTGTCCATTCTTTCTGTTCCAGTGGCTTTTCCTGCAAACTCTGCAAAACTTTGAATTGCTTTAGTACTAGTACCAGTTGCTTCTCCTAATTCTAAAGCAGCATCCTGTGCTTTATCAAATTGCATTCTAAGCATAATTAGTGCTCCTCCCAAAGCAGCAAGTGGTCCTAATACTGCACCCGAAGGTTTTCCAATCATTGGAGCAATCATAGATCCGGCCATAGCCATTGGTGCCAATTGTGAAGAGATTTTGCCTGCCGTACTGTCTGGTGATGTTGCAGAAATCATTCCCATTCCCATACCAGCAGCCATTAAACCTCCGCTAGCAATCTGCCCTCTCATTGGGTTTTGAGGTTTTTTCTCAAATTTCTCAATTCTTTGTTGTCTTTTTGTTATTCGTTTTTCTTTTCTTGTAGGTTTTTTTGTATATTTTTGTTTTTCTTTTTCAAAATCAGCATTAACTCTATCTTGTGTTGCATAGACTTGAGCAAGTCTAGGATCTGGGTTAGAGACTCTACCCTTTTTTGGATTCTCTTGCCGTTGGCTTTGTTTTGTTGGTTCATCATATTCGTCATCATCATATGCGTCTTGTGCCGCTCTAATCGCCATTCTATCGGCCATAACCTCGTTTATTACATTGCCAAGATTTTTACCAATTTTTGGAATAGAGGTTTCAAGTTTTTTTGAAATTGTTCCAGCAAATTTTATAGCAGTTTTTTTCATTGGTTTGTCAATTGATTTACCAATATCTGCAAATGGATTATCAACAGGTTTTGAATAAGTGTTACTTTGTCCAGATTTTCCAATTTCATCGTATGGATTTGGATAGTATCGGATAGGCTCAGGATCATCAAATATGCTAGGAGTCCCACTGGCTCTATATTGAACTTTACCAGAGTTCATTGCTTCAAGAATTGGACCATTTTCTTGTGTAGCCTTTTTATTTACTACAAATTCTCCAGGTGTTAGTAATGCTGGTACAGTGTCTTTTTCTCCATACCCTGAAACAGAACCACCTTTTGCCAATCTTTGTACGCCCTGTAAAGAATTGTTAGCAAATCTTCCCAATGATTGGCGGGAATCCATTGCTTGGCGCAGATAACCCTGTATGTTTGGATTATTTATTTTTACTTTATTTGTAACAGTACTAGGTATTTTTTGATAATTTAGTGTTGGTGCGCCTGGGCCTGTTCCTGCTACTATTCTTTCGATACTTGTACCAGTACCAGTTACGCCTTGATAATCCAGTCCTGGAAGTATTAGAGTATTGGGTTTTGATTTACTTCTTGGAGTTCCTTTTTCATCCGCTACTGCAGGAATAATTTTTCTACCTTGTGGACTACTTGGCAAAGTTTTTAAAATTGGATTTCCGTTTTCATCATTTAAGGCTTCAACACCTCTTGCTAATAAATTGTCTCTTCTTATCTGAGCATCATCTTGTATCCTTATTGCGTCATTTAATGCATCTGTTGCAAGTCTTATTTGGTCTGGTGTGCCGGATTCTTCTATTGATGTTAAATGTGTTTGTGCACTTTTAACTTGTGCACTAGCAGTATCTTTATCCGTTTTCATTTCACTTAGTATGGCGTCTGGGTTATCCATAAAACTTATTAAATCTGCTTCTATATTTCTATCAAGATTGGTTGGAAACCTTACTACTCGTGAGCCTATATGTGTTCTAGCATCTTTTAATTTGCCAAGGGTGTCTCTTCTGTCGCTATTTGTTAAATCAAGTTCTGTTAGTGGATTTTGTCTATCACGAGAAGCAATTACTGCAGCAACATGGTCTCTCTGCTCACGTATTAAAGAGTTTACAATAGCGCTTGTGTTACCCGCTCCTGAAGCCCGGTCAAAGGACTCTCCCAATCTAGTAAAAGAACGATTATATTCATCTGTACCAGGATCTCCAGCAGCAGATGCACCAGCATGTTGGTATCTAATTTTTTGTTGGGCTTTCCAACTAGCATCATCTGGAAAAAGTTCTAAATTTGTTCTAATGTCTGCTAAAGCCAATCTTGCCATTTGATTTTTTTCTGCAAATCTTATTCTACTCTGATCATTAACTGGTGGCTCTGGTGGATTGCTAAGGTGGCCTCTTCTTTCAATCCGTTTATATGCATCCTCTGCCTCTCTTTCTAATTGTTCTACAAGTATTGCTTGTGCACGTAGCGCATCATCATAAGTCAGTGGATATGGAGATGGAAGACCAAGACGTCTATACGTTGATTTTTCAGTTGTTTGATTATAACCATGATTTCCCATAGTAGTAAATCCTTCATCAATTTTCATTCCGGCTAAACGATGATCTGAATCATGAAAAATTGATGCGTCACCGCCTAGAAGGTGTAGTTTTTCAGTTTGATTTGCTGCCGATCCTACTACTTCAGTCGCATTTGGTGGATATTCTAAAAGTTTTAATTTATCTGCTTCACGGTCATAACCAACTTGATTTTCAGGACCTTGACTTCTTGGAGCAAACCCTCTAGCAACTAATAACCTTCTAAATGCTGGATCTTTAATTGAAACCCTATGGCCTCTTTTTCCTGCTTTTTCAGTGGCTTTAATTTTTGGTTTTTTAATCTTTGGAACTTTTGCTTCAACGTGTACTTTATGAATTTCTTTCCAGTCAATATTTTTAGCATCTTCTGCTCTTTGCACCATTTCAGCGTAAGCAACTTTTTCCTCTGGAGTAAGATTACCAAAACCTGCAATAGTAGTTTTTAGTTTAGGAATTACTCTATCTAATTCATCTAACATTGCTCTTTCATATTGTGCAGGAGTCATTGATTGTGCTATTGATCTTGTTGCATCAGCAAAATGTCTTTTTGCACCGCCATTAACTCCTAAGAAGTTTACCATTGCTTGATCTCTTACTGGTAACATTCCTCCAAATTGTCTTTCTCCAGGAAGTTTTGCAGATGCCGTTGCAAAAACTCCAGAAGTTCCCACATCAGAAACACGATCTCCAGACACATTTGCTTTTGATAAATCTTTGTCTCCTCTAACAATAGCAGAAATTGTTTGTTTAACAAAATCAGATTCTGTAAATTCTCCAGTCATCTCTGCAAACCTTGGATCAAATGGAGATTGTAAAACAATTAATTTTCTATCTGGATTGTTTGGATCAATCATTGTACTTAACTTTTGATTTGGTGCAACAATGTCATGAGCATCTCTTTGAATTGTTGTTCCACGTTCTTCTGCTACAGCAGATTTTTCATCTAAGAATGGTTTAACAAAAACTTTAGACCCATCTGGTCTTTCATAAATACCGCCAATTCCAGGAACTGGAAAACTTCTTCCAGTTGATTCTGCAATCATTTTTCCAAAATTTGTTGGTTTAATTTTATCAAGATTGCCACTTCTAATTTCATTATCAATTTGATCTAGTACTGCATCTTGTTGTCTTATATCTTGAACTTGTTTATTGCTATTTGGCAATCCTAAAAATAGGCTTTGAGTTTTAAGTGCCATTTGATCTTGAGTTTTTGCAGCAAGAGTTTTAGCATATCCTATTTGTCTTTCTGTTATTCCTGGTCTAAATTGTCTTTTTATTTCTCTTTGTTTATATTGTTTTGCCCTGTATGCTTCTTTTTCTGCTACCTTCTTTGCATGTGCTGCAACCTTTGCTGCTGCTTCTCTGGCATCCTGATCGGCTGCCCATGCAACCCAATCTCGGTTTACTGGTGTTGGTTTTTTGGTTGGTCGTTTGCTTTGATTTTTTCTTATGTCTTTTTCAAATTCAATTCTACGTTTTTCACTTTCCATTTCCAATTCTGCTTCTGCAACAATTTGATCTTGAGTTTTTAGACCAAGAGTTTTAGAATATGCAATTTGTCTTTCTGTTATTCCTGGTCTAAATTGTCTTAAAATTTCTTTTTGTTTATATTTTTTTGCTCTGTATGCTTCTTTTTCTGCTACCTTCTTTGCATGTGCTGCAACCTTTGCTGCTGCTTCTCTGGCATCCTGATCGGCTGCCCATGCAACCCAATCTCGGTTTACTGGTGTTGGTTTTTTGGTTGGTC